TGCCTCGTTATAAATAAAAAATTCTTGTACTTGTTTTACAAGAGAAACACCATCAGCTTTTTCTCCACGATCTTTTTCTACTAAACGAACTTTTTTAATAAACTTTGGATCGATGTAGCGAAGTTCTGTAATACCTTTTCTTGATTGTCTTTCGTCAATCATTTTGTGGTAAAACAAACGACCGTCAATATACCATCGTCGAAAAATATCGTGACCACGATGTTTCCATTCTAACAATCGTAGAACTTCATCAAACTCTGATAGGATTTTCTTTTTGATTGGTGAAGAAAGATTCACCATGTCGAGATCAAGTTTTACGGAACAGTCTGTTTCATCTGCCGTAACTGCTTCATTGACAATATCTTCAATTGCTTGATCGCACTCTGGAGACTCTGCCGTTGTACGATACTTACGAATAAGGTCCCAATCGTTTTTTGCTGCCTTGTCTAAATTGACATACTGGCTAAAAAAGCCAGCACCACCAGCAATGTCTAGTGTACCTTCTTCGTCGGAAGGGGCGACAAAGGACTGAGCCTTTGCCGCCTCTTTCTTCCTCTTTATTTCATATCCAAATAATTCTGCCATATAACTATTTATACAAATAGAATGGCATTATATTTAGACTGTGCCACCGCCTCCAGATGAAGTCATGTAGTTGAATCGCCATGTAACACCAAACTCCTCAATAGCATCGTTTGTGTCATATGCCAAATCAATTGCATCAACTGTCTGAGGCCAAATTTGGAATAAAGTATATGTGTTGATTGTACCTTCGTTACGATCTAATTGACGCACAATAGCTTCACCATAATAGGCTTCTGGTGATGTTGCACCAGTAGTATCAGAACCCATGTTCTGAATTAGGTTAGACCATTGCTCAAGTTGAGCACGAAGTGTCCATGCAGCATCAGAGAATACTGTTACAGTCCACGCATCAAATGTGCGATCACCTGCAACGTAAATCTGACGACCACGATAAGGAACAGCTACTTCACCAATTGTTTGTGCTGGAATCTGAGCTCCTTTGCAAAGGAAAGAGAATAATTCTGCACCTACAAAAGGACCACCGACAATACTTACTTCAAATTGATTAGCACGAGCACCACCACCGGCGAGTTTTTGAACAAACGTATTTAAATTAGCCATTATTCAATACCCCCTTATGCCCGACCAACTACTTCAGCGAAATCAACACCAGTTCGTGTTGCGATGAAGGTTAGTGTAATGAAGTTAATTGATCTTGCTGGTTTGATGTAGAAATCAGCACGGAACTCATTGTTGTCAATGACTTGACCTGTATTGTTTGTTTCGTCACAAACAACGAGGTAATCAATGATACCGCGGCGAGACTGAACATCACGCAGATAAGGATCAACCATTGCTTTGAAGCTATCACGAGTAAACTGATCGTTGAACTCAAAGAGAACAGATCGAGCAGCAACTTTGATTGCTTCTTCGATTGTAAGGAACAATCGACGAACGTTAATACGACTAAATGCACTGTTACGAGATAGTCCAGTCTTATCACCGAAGAGCATTGTACCCTCTCCTGGGAAAGCTGTTACTGGATTAATTCGTGCACGATAAAGTGTATCACGTTCTGTCTGTGTTGGATTGAGAGCTAGTGCAATTGAACCTCGAATCTGTCCACGAGTAACACCAGCTGGCGACCACCATGGATCTTCTAGATAATCAGTTCTAGCACAAGTGCCTGCAATGTGTCCATTTAATGGCACCCAACGATATACATCATTGTATTTGTCATACTGTTTGGTATAACCAGAATCAAATACTGTGTATGAAGAACTTCCAATTGAATCAAAGAAAGCTTTAACGTTAGAAGTTTGTGCATAAGAACGTGAGATATTTACAACGTCACTCTTATCTGGCGAAATAAATCCGACACAATCTTTACGTTTTTCGACAAGATCAGTCATAAAGACAGCATGAGTAATACCACCACCATTGTCCACTGTAGCAGGACCAGAAATAAGAAGATTTACATCTTGAATATCTGGATCTGAAAAGTGTGTACTGTATGCAAGTTGACGTTGACCTTCTGTAGGAGCTGTAGAACTACCAACACCTTGAGTTAAAGAAGAAGCCTCAATTGCATTTGTTGGTGTAGCAAACGTTGTACCAGCAGCGGTTGAACCCCAGTTCGTCGCAGCTGCAGGATGATCCATCCAGAAAATATAATCAGACTGATTATAAATTACATCTGGGTAGTAGTTTGCATTACCTTCATCAGTAAGACCGTCTGAAGCTTTTGAAAGAGCTTCATATTTTTCAAGAACTTCGTTCTCAACACCACTAATACCTGCATCTTCATCAACAATAATGATGTGGAGTTCATCACCAGAACCACCACGATCTGTTGCATACTGCGAAGTGCCAGGAGCACGTGTAAATTGATCGGCCCATCGCCACTCACGGTCAACGTTCTCACCACCAGATAGTGCTGAGGCAAGACCAGTTGCTGTTGTGGTAGGATAACGAACAATTGTAATATCGTTTGTTGCAACATTTGTTACACGATAACGTTGGCCGTCTACTTCTTGAAAATAAACAATATCACCAACATTAAATCCTGTACCAGAAGTTAGTGTAATTGTTGTTTCGCCTGCTGATTCTGCACCTGCAACTGTTGTCTTTGCTGATTCAGAAAATCCTGCAGCGGTATTACACATCTCGACACGAAGGCTGTTACCCCATTCGCCGGCAGAACGTGCTGCCCATTCACCAACACTGGCGGAACCATCAGTATATGGACCTGTAGATCCATCACCATCTGTGTAGTGATTGTTGTTTTTAATTAAAATAGGAGTTCCTGAAACGCAAGCATTTACTGCGCCAGTTGTCTCAATTCTAACAACTTTAAGGGTATTACTATACATCAAGAAAGATGCAGCACTATACCAATATTGATGGTTAGTAGTATTTGGTTTACCAAAAATATTTACTAATTGCTGTTCGCTCTGAATTGTTACAACTTGATCCATTGGACCCCTTTCAGAGATAATAGCAATACCGCCGATACTGGTAGGTTCATTCCTGACTGAAGTAGTCAGGTCTTTCTCTTTAATAGCAACACCAGGTGAAACTAGATCAACCATTTTTTCTATTTCTCCTTGGTTATGACATTAATAATAATATAAAGGTTTCAATTTTTTATATAAGTTATTTATGAAAATGAATTTTTACAAACACACAAGTTGTTCATCTGAAAAGACCCACCCCCTTCTATCAAACACAAATCTGTGTGATAAATAGATACAGGAAAGAAAAAGGTAATGAGTAGAGAAAGGGAAAAGGCAGAACGAGATGCAGGTCGAAAGACTTGGCTTAGAAATACATTTAAAGACTTTCAGTGTGCGTGTGGTGAAGCTGAAATAGTGTGCTTTGAATGGTACCCACACGATCAAAAGATAAAAGCATTAGTGCTACGTCACGGAGCAAAAACTAAACAAAGAAAAGAGGCTATTAAACTAATAGAGTTGAGTACCCCTATGTGCCACAACTGTGCAGCAAAATATCGTCACGGTCTTGGCCTAGGTATTCTTTAGTTCCAATCAGGATAGTTTTTTACAGGTCTCCAATAGTCTCCATCATCATCTACAAATGGAGTTAAAGTTTCTCCATAATTTACACCATCATCAATAAATCCAAATGGAGCCATATCAGCTTCAATATCTTCTTTTTGACTTTCAAATAAACGTTTACGAATATCTTCGTCAGTCAATTCTTTAAAATACTGTTGGTCTGTTAACCATGCAAAAAACACTAAGCACATTATTAAATCATCAGTAGATCCATCGTCTGCCTCAAACGTAGGACCTTTCTGAATAAAAGTAGACATCTCAACAATAATATCAAAATCATTTAAGAGAAGTTTATCTGATTCAATTAACTGTTTAAGATTAGAACATCCAATTCGTTTAAGAGACTTTGTGGTTCTGATACCTAATTCTGATACAGTATCACCAAATCCACCACCTACAATCTGCCCCAATCGTCCTCTCATTTGTGTTTGAATGATGTTCTCATATGCCATATCGTGATGTAATGCATCAGCAATTTGACCACCAATATCATTAATCTCAACGAGTATTTGAGCTTCATTATATGATTTTGCAGTTCGATAGATAATATCTGGAAAGATAAGAGGTTTAATTTCATTACTGCGATACTTAGCTACTACCTTATAAGGCAGAGTTGTAATATCAATCACAACAAAGGCACTGTAATCGTTTGATGCTCCTCGTGCAACATCAACAGTCATACAATAAGAATGATCCTTTATTGGTTTTTCATAAACATCAAATCCGGCACTTCTCTCTATTGGATCGTGATGAGGAATGGCTTGAATTTTTGTAGGATCAATTAAAGTATTAACACTACCCAAGAATGAACACTCAAACTCTTGAAGAAACTGTTGCTCACTAGTGTTTTTAATTGTTTGTTCTTTCCAGGCATCATCACGCCCAGGAACATCTCTCCACGAAACTTCAATTGGAACAAACTCATTGTTTTTATTTACAGCATCAGTCCACATCTTATAAAACATATTCATTCCATAAGGAGTAGATACAATCATTACCTTAGATGATTGACCCGATGAGATTGTAGGATATACAGAACTAAAAAATTGTTCTGCGATTGTTGATGGAATAAAAGCAAACTCGTCAAGGAAGATAATGTTATATGAACCACCTCGAACAGCACTTGCACTTGTTGATGCAGCCAGAATCTTAGAACCATTCTCTAGTTCTAACGATCCCTTGTTCCAGTTCATCACACCTTGTTGTAGCCAACTAGGCAAATGTTCGTAGGCTAATTGAAGTCTTGAAAGTAAATCTCTTGCAGTAGATGCCTTGTTGGCAAGAATTGCAACATTGACCTGCTCATTAAATAAAATATAATGAATTAGATAAGAAAGCACAACTGTAGACTTTCCTGATTGTCTAGGAAGTTTACAGATGGTAAAACGATTTTCGTGAAATGATTTTACAATATCCTGTTGAAAAGGATACATCTTGAAAGGAACAAGACCCTCATCAATACTTACAATGTTCACATATTTTTCTATAAAATAGATTGGATTCTGTGAACACTTAATAAACTCTGCAACTTGTTCTTGTGTATATTCTTGTTGAACTTGAGCAGATTTTAGATTAGGATTTCCCTTATAGGTCTTTGACATCTAAAATTACTCCTTCAATATGAGTATAGCCCATATGTATTGCTGCCTTAACTCGACTATTTCCACGCCAAACATCATAGTCTTTATGAACATAGATAGAACCGTTTGCGCCATATCTTTCCCCATCAAATCGCATATCTCGTCTATCGTATATCTCTATGGGGTGCAACATGACTCCTGTTTTCACAAC